CATTGTGTTGAACTCCTTTTGCCTTTAAATTTTAAACTTGATAACAATTCCTGTAAAGTAAATTATTGTCTTAACGAGGGAAACAATGATTCTATTCACCGTAAATATATTGCCTGAACCACAGAAACAAACCCGCTTTGTTATGCGTGGCAAGTATCCCCAGGCCTATAACCCATCAGCCGACTACATCAAGCATATACAATGGCAATTGAAAGCTTATGCGCCTGAAGAACCTATTTATAGTTCAGTAGAGCTAACACTTAACTTTTATCTACCAATGCCTAAAGCTACATCTAATAGAATGCGCCAGCAAATGTTAAACGGTAAAGTCATGCACATCAAGCGGCCAGACATTGATAACCTCGCCTATGCTGTAACCAATGCCGGTAAAGGCATTCTATACGATGATGATAGCCAGATAGTGCGCCTGATATGTCAAAAGATGTATTCAGACAATCCACGCATTGTTATCAAGGTTCGGGACTTGGCCGACACCATCTTTAATTTTAACCTAGGTGAGATATGTTAGAATGGGATCACCCTGACAGACAATACCTTGTTAAATATTGCCCTGATCGAGAAGAATTTATGAACTCTCACTTGTTGGACGTGGCCTTTCAATTGTACACTTATCACGGTTCTTGCACTAGAGCAGAAAGGATTATAAGGGAAATAGTTAACGATGCTAAACAAATCTATTTAGAGAACGAGGAATTATGATTAAACCACTAGGCGCAAGGGTTGTTGTTAGACGTGATAAGCCAGAGGATAAGACTATTAACGGCCTTATTATTCACAATGATAATGCGCCAAAGAATACCGGCGAGGTACTAGCTATTGGCAAGGACTGTAAAGAGCTAAAGATCGGCGATAAGGTACTATTCAATCCTTACATTGTTGGGGAATACGAGGACTTATTGATCGTCAAAGAAGAAGAGTTTCTGGCTATACTTGACAAGTAAATATTCGATAACTACTGTGAAGTAAAATAATTACTTGACGGAGTACCATGGCTGCACCTAAGGGCAACGATTACAACAAGAAACTAAAAGATAAGAAAACTAAAGACAAAGTCTACAAAGATTACTGCGCTCATGTCGCCAAAGGATGGTCCCATAAATCATGGTATTACGATAAAGAAGGACTGCTTCTTACTTGGCAAACGTTGGAGAAATATTTAAAAGAAGATCAAGACTTCAACCCCTTACACAAGGAAAGAGCTGTAGCTGAATCACTTAGGGTTTGGGAGAAGCGCGGTTTAAAGATGATGGAAGGTCTTTATGAAAAGTGCCAACCTGCTATATTTCAGATGTTTATGAGGAATAAGTTTGCCTGGGACAAAGAAACTCCGGCAAAAGATGAGACAAAAGAGGTATTCAATAATTGGGTGAAGGATTTAAAATCAAAATCACGCGGGGAGGCCTAATTAACCTTTAGCGGCCCTATTGCTGCACCCGCTCTTTAACCTAATAGGGGGTGTTCATGAGTAGGAGATTTTTCAAGAACTATCTTGGTAGAAAGTTTAGCAGGCTAACCGTTATAGAATTTGTGCCTAATTTAAAGTGTAAAACTTCTCTTTGGAGATGCAAGTGTGACTGCGGCAATCAAGCGGTCCTTTCCTCCGGAACTTTAACGAGTGGACACACTAAAAGCTGTGGTTGTTTAAACAAAGAAAAACTAAAAATAGGCAAGAGACATTACAAAGGAGGAATATCCAAAAACCCTCTCTATTGGACTTTATCTTATATGAAACAAAGATGTTATAATTCTAAAAACAATAGATATAAATACTATAAAGATAAAGGTGTTGTTGTTTGTTCAGAATGGTTAAATAATGTACATAATTTTATTGATTGGGCTGTCTCTCATGGTTGGAAAGAAGGCTTAACAATTGATCGAATTAATAACGATGGGAACTATGAGCCCTCTAATTGCCAATGGCTATCTAAAACAGATCATTCACATAAAACCAATGAAGAAAAGAAAATAAATGCTAAACCTAAGTGACACACAGCTAGATGTCTTTAATAGCTCAACCGCTCGCTTAAACTTTTTGGTTGGGTCAGTAAGAAGCGGCAAAACTTTTGTCAGCCTGGTCCGTTGGTTAGAATATGTTCAGACAGCGCCAAAAGGGAATCTGGTCATGGTTGGACGAACAGCGGGCACTATTAAACGCAATATTGTTGATGAAATATGTAATCTTGTTGGAGCCGATGCCAAATACTATATTGGTAAAGGTGAGTTAACTCTTTGGGGTAGAAGGATTTACCTTATTGGTTGTGTGGATGAAAGATCTGAACAGCGTCTTCGGGGTTCGACATTTGCAGGAGCTTACGTTGATGAAGTAACTCTTATAAACGAGTCCTTCTTCACCATGCTTTTATCACGATTATCTGTACCAGGAGCTCAGCTATTTGCAACTACTAACCCAGATTCGCCATTCCATTATATCAAGAAGAATTATTTAGATCGAGAAGATTTAGATATGAAGACATTTGAGTTCAAATTAGACGACAATCCATCCTTAACTGAATCATTCAAGAACAATCTAAAGAAAGAGTATACAGGACTGTGGTATAAAAGATATATATTAGGGGAGTGGTGTCTTGCTGAGGGTACAATCTATGACTTTTTCGATGAGCGAATACATACTATTAACTTTGCTCCTGACAGTGCTCGTTATTATGTGGTTGGGGTGGATTATGGCACAACAAATCCCACGGCTTTTGGTTTATTTGGCTATAATCCTGAAAACTATCCCAACATTTGGCTTGAGGACGAGTATTATTGGGACTCTCGAGAAAAAATGCGCCAGAAAACTGACACCGAGTACGCAGTTGATCTAAAAAACTTTATGGGGCAGCGTAATATCAAAGCTGTTATCATTGATCCTAGTGCAGCTAGCTTTAAGGCAGAATGCGTCAAGCAGGGGATTCAGAATATAATGGACGCAGACAATGATGTCTTAAATGGAGTTCGCTTTACTTCCAAGATGCTTGCTAATGGAACGTTTAAAGTATTAAAGAAGTGTCAACATACCATAAAAGAAATCCAAACTTACGTATGGGATGAGAAGAGTATTAAGATGGGAGAAGACAAACCACTTAAGCAGACAGACCATCTAATGGATGTTTGTAGATACGCTCTATACACCTATTTCAAGCCGATGTATGAAGGCGGAAAGCAGATGGACGTTGAGCAATACAGGCGTTGGAAAATGGACAAGGGGGGTTGGAGTTGAGCAAGAAACATTTATGCGAAGGCGAGTTACCTTATGATGGTTACGGAGAAGCTATAGACCATTGTATGGAATATGATGATAATTCTTTTTGGGCTGGTAACGGAGAGTATGGTTCGGCTGTAAACTATTGCCCTTTCTGTGGTGCTAAAGCTCCTAGACAGGTAGATCAAGCTTTTAAAGATAAGGTAAAATCTAAAAGAGAAATTCAAGATGAGCAGAGATTAAAAAAAGCTCGCGAAGAAGGTGCGGAAAGATCTTGTTGTTGGAGAATTTCTATTAATACGGCAGAAGAGGAGGCCGGAGTTGAGTAAACAGGCTTATTGGGAAAATGAAAAAGAAAACGATCAGATTAAAGCAGAATTCGGTTCAACTGAAAATGTTAATTGGCTTAAACCTGAAAATGTAACCGCTATTGATTCAGAAGGAAAGAAAATGCTTTGCAAATGTGGCAAACCTATAACGGTTTTTTATAGTGGCAAGACTTGCTTTGAAAGTTATTGTGCAGATTGTAACCCTTATTGGAAAAAGGAGGTTGGAGTTGAAAGTAAAAGTGATTGATTATGTTGAAGATGTGCGCAATTTCAAACAGGGTTATGTTGATATCAAAGTCATTTACTCTCAAGAAAAGTTTGAGATTTTCCGTAATTTAGGTTATTTCGAAAAAGACGGGAAGAGATGGTTATCACTACCTAATTGCAAGCGTGATGATAAATGGCTACCGATTTACGAGAGGTTGCCGTCATTGAATAGAGAAATATTTGCTTTAGCATTAGATGACCTAGAGCAATTTAAAGCCAACATGGGGATTGAATGACCAACTGCACTAAGCGAGGTTGTAGAAATCTTGAGTATCGCTGCAAAGATTGTGGGCGCGTTGTTAATACGGTTACGTTGCCTGAAACTGATTGGGTGAGCGTTAAAGATCGATTGCCGGAAGACGGCGAGGGTGTTCTTACTTATGACACTAACTTTGGTCAAAGGGTAGATTACATGCTCAAAGTAGATTGTATGGAAGAACCTTATGTCTGGTGTAACCGCTTGGTTACCGACTGGGAAGCTGTTACTCATTGGCAACCACTACCAAAAGCGCCTGAATAAAAAAGCGGGAACCTACTGCAAGTTCCCGCGCCGATAAATTCACCTTAACAAGATCATCATCAATACTATAAAAAAACAAATTAACCGTAGCTGCCTAGCTATATGATAAAATTTAGTTAATTTATTTAAAGACCATCACTTGATGATCTTGTCAAGAATCATATTTAATCCATCTAATCTTTGCTAGTCAAATAATTACTTGACGTCTATATATCAGTTAAAACTTAACTGGATAGAACTATGGCTGCAACTGCTTACGAATCTTCAAGACAGAATACTAACAACCCTTATGTCGATGGCGGCGATAAAGAAACCGCAATCCTTCAAAGAATGTCGGAATCCTACAATCAATATATATCCCAAACGCAAGATTTTTGGAACGAGGCGCGAATAGATCAGCGCTTTTTATCTGGAGATCAGAGTCTTTGGAATGAGATTTATTCAGACATATCGAGTAATCGCCGGCGCCAGTTTAGTTTTAATAAGATTCGCCGCATTGTCAACATGATTGGAGGACATCAACGCAAGCATAGAAAAGCAACAACCATTCAACCCATAGAGGGAGCCGATGAGGAAACAGCTAACCAATTTACTGATGTCATATCTTGGGCATATCAAAGGGACAATGTCTATAATACTATCTCTGATGCTTTTGAACACGGAGCTCTTACAACAGGTCTTTCTTTACTTGGTGTCTGGCTCGATCATACTCTCGATCCTGCATCTGGCGACCTAAAGGTTCAGCACTTCGCTTATAACAGTTACATGATGGACACCTTCTTTCGCAAGCAAGATTTGTCTGATTGTGGCTTTATTTGGACAAGACGTTGGCTAACTAAAGAGCAAGCTTCTTTATTACTTCCGGAGCGTGCTAAAGACATTATGGACATGGCACCGGTCAAATCAGGCAACAAAGACAGCAAATTTACATTCATGCCGGAAAACTACAACATGGCGACTCGTAATATGCTGCCTTATGACGAGTACTGGTATCAAGACACGCGAAAACAAAAACTCTTGATTGACACTAAGACAGGCGAGGTCATGGAATGGAGTTCGGACGACAAAGAACGCTTAGATTTATTCTTGGCAACCTATCCAGAGGTAAAGGTTAAGACTGTAACCAGACCGACCGTAAAATTAGCAATAACAGTCAATAGTAAGGTAATGTATGACGGAAAGAACCCGTTGGGTATTGATCGCTATCCTTTTGTACCTATCGTTGGTTATTGGGATCCTGACAATATTTATTTCTCTTGGAGGCTCCAAGGTGTGGTACGTGGTTTGCGCGATGCTCAATTTCTCTATAACCGCCGCAAGGTTATTGAGCTTGATATTTTGGAAAGCCAAATAAATTCTGGCATGAAGGCTATGGAAGGCTCGCTAGTTGATGACAATGACGTTCTCAAGAGCGGACAGGGGCAACCAATATTTATTAAAGCTAATGCTCCTCTTGGCATGGATTCTGTTCAACAGATCCCGCCGCCGGCAATTCCGCCAACTACAATGCAGTTATCCGAGGCTTTGGGCAATGAGATCCAAGAAATTAGCGGAGTCAACGAGGAACTGCTAGGTTCAGCAGACGACGATAAAGCGGGCGTTTTGAGCATGTTAAGGCAAGGTGCTGGTTTGGTTACCCTACAGCGCTTATTCGATCAATTAGACCTATCACAGAAGATCCTAGGCGAGATTACAGTTGATGTTATCCAACAGAACTGGACATTCGGCAAGATCAAGCGGATTTTAGGTGAAGAGCCTACTGACCAGTTTAGCAACAAAGCCTTTCAGAAGTATGACTCTAGCGTAGCTGAGGGGTTACTGACCAGTTCTCAGCAACAACTTGAATTTATCCAATACAGCAATCTAATGCAGATGGGACTACCTATTCCGCCAGATCTATTAATTGAAAAAGCACCGATCCAAGGTAAGAAAGAACTTAAAGAAGCTGTTATGGCGCAAACCCAAGCTCAACAGAAATCTCAAGAGCGAGTTCAAGAGCTAGAGAATCAATTAGCCCAAGCAAATATCATTGAGAAGCAAGGCTTAGGGGTCGAAAGATATTCTAGGGTGGGCGAAAATGAAGCACTAAAAACTTCTAGGGAAGCTCAAGCTGTTAAAGATCTTAATTTAGCAACGCTGCATGAGGTGCAAGCAGCTAAAGAACTTACTGGTTTGGATTTAGACAACCTTGAAAAGTTTGTAAACATTATTAGGGTTATGAAAGGTCAGGAACAGGAAGACTTGGCCACTCTCAAAACCAGTGAAACTAAAATAAAACCTAAAATTAAATCTTCTTTAACCGCTCAATCTCCAACCATGTCGAGCGGGAGTTAGAGGGAAGGTCTTTAATGATTTTAAAAATATCTAAAGCTTTTTCAATTAAGACTTCATGTCTTCCAGAAAGATTATGGATACGGCTATGACAACTGCGACAAAGCGTGATGAAATTAGATTTGACATTGTTGAACGGATTCCCATCAATGTGATGAACGTCTGTTTTTCCTTCTTTAGTACAAATTTCGCAGATGTTAGATCTATTTTTAGAAAGTTTTTTAAAACATCCATGACCATGTTTAAATGTTGGAAAATGCTTATCGGAATAAAATTCAGTAACACATTTTTTAGAGCAAAACTTACCTTTATCGTATTCTTTAGCAGATTTAGTTACAGAAAATTCCTTCTGGCAGTGTTTGCATTTACAAGAAACCTGTCTTTCAGCTCCTTTATCCGAGCATTCTCTAGAACAATATTTCTTTTTAGAGTATTTAAGCCTGCATTTTCGAACGTCAAACTCTTTGTTACAAGAAGCGCAATTCATTCTAATCTTAGGTACTTTAAGAGCTTCATACGAGCATTTTGCAGAGCAAAAACACTCCTTTTGGTTGACGGTTCTATGCTTTTGAACGTCAAAGGGTTTATCGCAAATTCTGCATGTCAATTTAACTCTATTATTTCTAAACTTATGTTGGCAAATAGTAGAGCAAAAGAGGTTTTTATGCCTTTTAATCTTGTAAGCATATGTTTCAAAAGATTTGCTGCACTGGGAGCATTTTGTAATCATAAACAAGATGTTAGCACTAGAACGATTTATTGTCAACCTACAACCTCAGGAGCTAATGCGAAATAATATAATAAAATATGTAATATTTTTCACTTTATTAATAGGAAGTCTTTATTTATTAACAGGTTGCAAGCTAAAACATGCCTTTAGAGGGCAAGAGATAACAATACCAATCCGCTTTAAAGATAATAGTAATACAAAGGTTCGCCATATTTCAAAACAAGAAATGAAAGAATTTCAAGAAATTATTAAAAGAGATAGAGGAATTAAATGATAAGATATATTGAAGTATTTTTGCTTTTAGGAGCAGGATTGCTACTAACCAGTTGTGGTATAATTAAGGGTTCGAGTAATCCGGCAATTGACGAAGTTATTAAAACCGTTAACGAATCTGTTCCGGTTGATTCACCATTAGAGGAAATGATAGAAGATGTTATAGAGACATCTACAGGGATTTCTATAGATTTAACACCAGCATCACCTGAAAATGACTAAGATAACTTATGAGCTTGACTCAATAGAAGATAGCGGAGATCTTAAGCTTTATCAGATAGCCAATGACATGATGATGGCTCTATATAGGCTTCAAACATATAGTCGCAGTCTTTACAAAGGTTATTCAGAATTTGATGAAGATAAGGTATTAGATGAGCTAAACGATATTTTATATGAATCTAAGATAGGAGAATTGGAGTAATGCCAGTAAAAAAATCAACTAAGCTTGTAAAGAAGCCAAAGTGTCCACCACCGTGCTTTTGTTGTAAAATAGTCGCATGGTGCAGCAACATCTTCGATAAGCTAAGGCTCTGGTAATGTTTAGGTTTGTAGCTTTAATGCTACTAATCTGGCTGGCCTATTGTTTAACCCCATTAGGGGATATTATGAGCGATCTTGCTGATACTATAGGCTATGCTGCCCCATTTCAAAAGAAAGAGTTAGTTATACCCAAAACAGAACCTAAGCGTGGTAAGTGGTAATCTTTACTTGTCAAGTAATTATTTGACTTGTATTGTGCAAATTGTAGTAAAACTACTTAAACCCATGGGGAATTTTGTTATGGAAAAATCTAAATCAGGTGCTAAAAAGGCCTCCAAGGAAGCTTCTGCTTTCTCTAACTCATCTAATGGAAGCTTGGACTATATGTCTAAACAAAGCAAGTTTGCTTCTAAAGATGCTTCTAAAATAAAGAGTGGTGCTATTAAAGATAGCCGTTACAAATAAAGATTTTATAAATTTTCAGGGTGGCCTGTTCTCTCCTTTTTCTCTCCTTTTGCCCTCTTCTGGTGTAGGTTACCCTGATTTCAATGGAGTTAGCAGATGGCTAAGAAGAGTGCTAAAAAGAGTATGTCAACTGTAGCCGATCGGCCTACGGTTGGTCAACTATTGGCAGATACTGCCGAAGAACATCAAAAAGAAAAGATTGAAG